GACATTGACGCTTTCTGTGATGGCGTTGATGGAAATGCTGATGCCATCTACAACTTTCACCCTACAGCTGCAGGTATCAATACTGTTATAGCCACTGATGCTATCCAAGTTAAAATCTTGGGTGCAGATTCTGCTGTAGTACGTTTCAGAGTTATTGCTTTGATTGCCGACATTGGCGATCCAACTGCAATGGTTCAAACTGCTGCTGTTCAGACAGGTGTCTAACAACTAAACTTGAGAGGGCAGGGCAACTTGCCCTCTTGACAATTACGGAGTAACAATGTCTAGCAAAGGTACAATGAAAGGTCACACCATAAGTGGTGGTCAGAAACGCCCAACTAAAAAGGGTGCAGGTATGACCAAGAAAGGTGTAGCTAAGTACAGAAGGGATAATCCCGGATCAAAGCTAAAGACAGCAGTTACAGGAAAAGTAAAGAAGGGTAGCACAGCTGCCAAACGTAGAAAGTCCTATTGTGCAAGAAGCTTAGGGCAAATGAAAAAGTTTCCTAAAGCGGCAAAAAATCCTAACAGTCGTTTAAGACAAGCTAGGAAGAGATGGAAATGTTAATAGAAATTAATTTTAGAATATTTAAAATACTAAACAAGATAAGCAACAGTTTTTATAGACGTTACGTAAGAATGTTACATAAATCTCAAGGGAGAGTTTGATGGAAAATATGGTGTTAGATGCTTGGAATGATTTATCCTACTTAGAGGGTGCGTTGTTTACTATGTGGTTATTTATTCTGTACTACGGTAAAGTATGGATTGATAGTAGGTTTACTAAAAAGGGATGCACATGTTCGCAGCGTTAATAGGTCCTATAGCTAATCTTGCAGGTTCTTGGATGAACAGCAAGGTAGAGAAAGTAAAAGCTGATGGTCAAGCTAAAGTAGCACAAGCCAGAGCTAAAGCAGTCGTTGCAGAGAAGGTAGCAACAGGTGAAGTCGCATGGGAGAAGTCTATGGCTGATGCCACAGACAATTCGTGGAAAGACGAGTTTGCTTTGGTTGTTTTACTTTTACCAGCAATACTAGTCTTCATCCCGTCATTTACAGAGTATGTAAGGACAGGCTTTGAGGTGCTTAACACTTTGCCAGATTGGTATCAATACCTTTTATTTATAGCTGTGAGTAGCTCTTTTGGAATTAAAGGGGTTGGTCAGGCAATGAAACTGATGGGGAAGAAATAATGAAGGGCGTAAAACATTATTTAAGGAACGGAACGTTGTACAAAGGTGCAACACACAAAGATGACAAAGGCAGAGTTATGTCTGGTGCTAAACACACTGCCAGTAGTAAGTTTCTATTTCACATGAAAGATTTGTCTAAATCAGCACAACTTAAAGCAAAGAAGGGTTAACAACAATGGCAATAGGAACACATAAGACTAAGTCTGGTAAAACAGCTAAGAAGGGTCTTTATTATAATATTAACCAGAAGAAGAAAGCTGGTGACAGTGCTTCTAAGAAGAAGTCAAGTATATCTCCTAAAGCATATGCCAATATGAAGGCAGGTTTTCCAAAGAAGAAAAAGAGTTAAACATGAAATATGACCGTGACGAACTAGTTAAGATGGTAGCTTTACACGAGGGGATTGTTCTCAACGTCTACCAAGATCATCTTGGCATAAATACAGTGGGGATTGGTCGTAATCTAGATGACAGAGGTATCACAGACGGTGAGCTTCTGTTTATGAACAAGACTATAGATGATGTCTACGATAATGGTCTTACAGAAGAAGAAGCCTACTATCTGTGTATGAATGACATAGCCATTGTAGAGAAAGAGTTACTAGACAGTAAGCCTGTCGTAAACCAACTTACCGATGTACGACAAATGGTACTTGTTGACATGGCATTTAATATGGGTGTTCCAAGATTAAAATTATTTAAGAATATGTGGATGGCGATAGAGAAAGTTAACTACCCTCTTGCTTGTGCTGAGATGTTGGATTCCAAATGGGCAAATCAGGTGGGTAAACGTGCAGTACGATTATCTGAAGCTATGAAGAATGGAGAGTGGATTTGACCGAAGAGAAAAAGAAGTGTGACACTTGTGAGTGTTACGAATGTGATACCGAAGAATGTAACTGTGACTGCCACAAGGAGGTAGAAGGAGTACCTGTGTGATTGAGTTTGTGCTAGTGTTTATGATGGGATTAAGAGTAGTAGACCAAACGCAAACCTTCCAAGATTTAGATAGATGCCTATACTTCGCAGAGAGATTACACAAACAACCTTCAATACCACAAAAGGAAGGACCTAACTTACAGATAACTGCATACTGCAAACCAATGAGGAAAAGATAATGGTAGTCGCTGAAATTTTAACGGGTATCGCATTAGTGCAGAAAAGCGTTGAGTTTATAAAATCAAATATTGGTACAGCAAACGACATTAAAGATATAGCTAAACAGATAGATGGCTTCTTTACTGGTGCTGATCAAATGAACAAAAAAGCTGGTAAAGGTTTGTCTATAGCAGAACAGTTTGGTTCAGTAGAAAATTCAGCCACAGATTTTATAGACCGTAAGTTACTTGAAGAAAAACGTGCAGAATTAAAAAATATGATCAATCTTAGATTTGGTCCTACTGCATGGGATGAGATCATAGCCGAGAGAGCTAACAAGATTAACGAAGTTAAAGAAGCACAAAGACTACAGAGGGTAGAAGCAAGACAGCACCAAAAAGAATTAATTGATACTCTACAGACTATAGGTATTATTTTTTGTATAATTGCAGTTTTTTTTATTGGTGTAGTTGTTACATTCAAAGCCTTTGCATACGAATACAAATCTAAAGACTACACAAGACAACAGAAAATACAACAAGGTAAGATAAAACAACCTCAATACACTCGATGCCTACGTAAGAAGATGGTTTCATATAAAGGTGGATTAGCTTGCATATATCAAGGTGCAGGCAGAACATTTGAGATCGAGTTTACTGACAAGAGCATAGGATGTCCTAGACAGTATCAATGTGTATACAATCCGGGAGGTTCTGAACCTAACATAGATGATGTAATGAAGAGTCTGAGAGACATAGCTAAATAAACTTCTTGCTATTTATACAATTTATGTGTATAATCAAACAACAGGGAGTTCACATGAAAAACTTAGCAGCACAAGCGTTAGCTTTCCAATATAAATTACAAATAGATAACGCATCAGGATTATTAAATAATAATAATGCACCGTTAAACAGTTTAGATGCAGCAATTACCGACATAGTGTTGGCAAATCAAAAGTTACAGTTACTTAACAAATTAGTAGCTGAAAGCAATCCTAAAGAGATTGATACCCCCGAAAGTAAGTAATACATGGCAAGCACATATCTTACGTTAGTTAATAATGTACTGAGAGATATGAACGAAGTGGAGTTAACAAGTTCTAACTTTACTAGTTCTAGAGGTGTACAAACTACCGTCAAAGACTACATCAACAGAGCTATATCTGATATACTTAACTCTGAACTAAACTGGCCCTTTACTAGAGCAGAGGGTGCAGTTGATGCAATTGCAGGTAAGCAACTATATAGTTTTGAATCTATAGCGTCTACTCTTAAGTACATAGACTACGACAATGTATTTCTAGAAGCAAAAGATTACATTGCAAATGGTGACTTTGAAATAGATGGCTCAGCTAGTATAACCAATTGGACTACAGTATCAGGTTCTCCTGCCGCAAGTTCTAAGTTTGGTAACACACTTTTACTTACTAGTGCAAAGGCAACACAAGAAGTAACTGATTTAATTGTAGGTAGGTCTTATACTATACTAACTCAGATAAGTGGTGCTACTCTTACTTTAGATGTGGGTACTAGTTCAGGTGGCACACAGACTAAATCATCCACCCTTACCATAGCAAGTGGCAACGAAGTCTTAATATCCCAAACAGTTTTTACAGCAACAGCAACAACTCACTATGTTACTTTTACAGAATCAGCAGGTTCTGCAGCTTATGTTAAGTTAGTGCAACTTATGGAAGACGTAACTGCTATACCTCTTAAGTACATATCTTACGAAGAGTACAACGAGAAGTACAGAGAACGAGATGCTAGACCTACTACAGATAAGTTTGCTGATCCAGAATACGTATACACAACATACAACAACGAATTAGGCTTGACTCCTATACCTGACACAAGCAATAGAACATTAAAGTTTGATTACTACGTAACAAACACTGATCTAACAGCTCACGGTGACACAGGCATAATCCCGACAAGGTTTGAACCAATAGTCAATGCTCGTGCAAAGTACTACACCTACATGTTTAGGTCAGATGTACAAACAGCACAATACGCCCTCAAAGAATACGAAGATGGTATTAAACGGATGAGGGTTGAACTGATAAACAGAAAGAATTACATGAGGGCAGTATAAGTGGCTGACTTAAGTGAAACCGCTGCATTTCCTTTTATCTGTGAAGGTGGCTTAGTTGCTAACCGTTCCACATTTATTATGCAACCCGGACAGGCTATACAGCTTGAAAACTTTGAGCCTGATATAGAAGGTGGCTATAGAAGAATAAGTGGCTACCGAAAACATATAGAACAGGTAGTACCCCACACTAGTTCAACTGACGAATCTGTCCTTATGGTCACTGCTTTTGCTAATAAAATTTTAGTGGCTAGAGGTGAAAAAATATTTAGTTCTGCTTCTACAAATTTAGGAAGAGGTCCTCTTAATGCAATAGCTCAAGGAACTGCAATGACAGGTTCAGGAACTATAACTGTAGATTCTACTGCAGGATTTAGTTCAAGTGGTACTCTACAAATTGACAATGAACAGTTTACCTACACAGGAATTACAGCTACCACATTTACAGGTGTAACAAGAGCGGCAAATAGCACAACTGCAGCAGCTCATTCTGCAACATCGGACACAGCACGAAACGTAGTATCAGAAAGTTGGACTGAAAGAGATACAGGTAGAACTAATGCAGGCAAGTATTCTTTTGAACGATTTAACTTTGATGGCAATGATAAGATAGTTGTTGTAGATGGTACAAATGCACCTACAGTTTTTAATACTTCTATTGCAGCCACAGACGTAAGTGAAAGTTCTGTAGCAGGTGCAAGTATAGCTGTTTCTTTTAGAGAACATATGTTTTATGCAGGCATGTCAAGCACTCCACAAGAAGTTGTATTTAGTCAACCATTTGATGAAGATGCTTTTAGTTCTGGCTCAGGTGCAGGTAGCTTTAAGGTTGATGATACAATTGTAGGACTTAAAGTTTTCCGTGATGGTTTATTTGTATTTTGTGAAAACAGAATATTTAAACTAACAGGAAACTCTAGTTCTGATTTTGCAGTGTCGTCTGTAACGAGAGACATTGGTTGCATTAATGGTAAGACTATTCAAGAATTTGCAGGTGATTTAATATTCTTAGGTCCTGATGGTTTGCGTACAGTTGCAGGTACAGCAAAAATTGGTGACGTTGAATTAGGTACTATAAGTTCTAACGTGCAGTCTGTATTCGAGGACAATATAACTGATGCGTCTGTGTTTGAGTCAATTGTTATACCTAACAAAACTCAGTACCGTTTATTTTTTAGTAAGCTAGGTGCATTAGAAAGTAGAACAGAAGGTTTGATATGTGTTTTAAAAGGGCAACAAAGTGGTCAAAAAGGTTACGAGTTTGCTAGATTAAAAGGAATTAAACCTGCTTGTACAGACACATTTATATCTACAGGTGATGTTCTTGTTTTACATGGGGGATTTGATGGGTACATATATAGGCAAGAAGAAGGATCAACATTTGACGGAGTTGCGATAAATGGAAAGTATCGTAGTCCTGATTTAACAATGAATGATCCGGGAATACGTAAGCATATGCAAAGGGTAATTGTAAACTATAAACCTGAGTCAGTTATTGATGCAGACCTTTTTGTTAGGTATGATTATGAAGCAGCCAATTCAGCACGACCATCAGCCTATCCTTTAGATTCAGAAGATATAGCAGGTATATATGGTGTATCAACTTACGGAACAGTTACATACGGAGGTCCTTCACAACCTTTAGTAAGACAATCAGTAGAAGGTTCAGGATTTGCAGTGGCATTAAGAGTAAACGATGGAGGTTCAACTGATCCTTATTCATTAAAAGGATTTCAATTGGAATATCAATTAGGAGCTAGACGTTAATGGGAGCAACGTATATAAGACAAGCGTCATATACTGACGGGGATGTAATACAAGCATCGGATACTAATAGTGAGTTTGATCAATTACTTGCGGCTTTTGCTGCTAGTTCAGGTCATACTCACGATGGCACTACTGCTGAAGGTGGCCCTATTACAAAAATGCTTGGTACATCTCTTACATTAGGTGATGGTACTGCAGGTACAGATATAACTGTAACATTTAATGGTGAATCAAGTGACGGTGTATTAAAATGGATGGAAGACGAAGACCATTTTAAATTTGAAGATGACATTGTTGTTGATAGCACAAAGAAATTATACTTCTTTGATGAGGGTGATGAATACATTCATGCTTCTGCAAATGGACAGTTAGATATAGTAGCAGGTACAGAAGTACAGATAGCAGCCACTACCATTGATATGAATGGTAATGCTGACATATCAGGTAACTTAGGCATAGGTGGTAACTTAACTGTTACAGGTACGACCACATTCAATGGTGGTACACTTACTCTTGGTGATGCTGATACAGATAATATTGTATTTGGTGGTGAAGTTGATTCTAATATTATTCCTGATGATGACGGTACTTATGATTTAGGTAGCTCTACAAAAGAGTGGAAAGATATATACATTGATGGTGTTGCATACTTAGATGCAATAAACTTTGATGGCACAGCAATCACTTCTACTGCAGCAGAAATAAACATAATTGATGGTGATGCAACTGTAGGCACAACAGCGATTGCAGATGGTGATGGTCTAATTATTAATGATGCAGGTACTATGAGAGTATCTACTGTTCAGACTTTAGCAGCTTACCTTGATGACGAAATAACTGCAATGCCTAACCTTGTAACTACAGCAGCTACAACAGTAGGTGCATTGAACAGTGGTTCTATTACAAGTGGCTTTGGCACTATTGATACAGGTTCATCTACAATAACAACCACAGGTTTAATTACAGGTGGTTCTTTAGATATAGATGATGTTGTTATAAATGGAACAACTATAGGGCATACAGATGATACAGACCTTATAACTGTAGCAAGTGGTATTGTAACTGTAGCAGGGGAAATATCTGTAACTACATTAGATATAGGTGGTACTAATGTAACATCTACAGCTACAGAGCTTAATTTACTTGATGGTGTATCAGGGTTAGTACAAGCTGACTTTACAAAACTAGCTGCAGTAGACGCAACAGCTACAGAACTAAATATTATGGACGGTGGTACTTCAGCATCATCAACTACACTTGCGGATGCAGATAGAGTTGTTGTTAATGATGCAGGAACAATGAAGCAAGTTGCATTAACTGACTTTGAAACTTATTTTGAATCTGCATTAGATACTCTATCAAACGTAACAACAGTAGGTGCGTTAAACTCTGGTAGTATTACAAGTGGTTTTGGTGCAATAGATAATGGCTCATCAGCCATAACAACTACAGGTACAGTTACATACGGTAATTTATCAGATGGTAGTATAACTATTACAGCGTTTGTTGATGAAGATAATATGGCATCTAACAGTGCTACTCTTGTACCTACACAACAATCTGTAAAAGCATATGTAGATTCACAAGTAACTGCACAGGATTTAGACTTTCAGGGTGATTCAGGTGGAGCATTAAACATTGATTTAGACAGCGAAACCTTAGACATTGCAGGTGGTACAGGTATTGATACTTCAGGTTCAGGTAACACACTTACAGTTGCTATTGATAGCACAGTTACTACACTTACAGGAACACAGACACTAACTAATAAGACTTTGACTACACCAACAATAACTACACCTGTAGTAAACACAGGATTGCAGTTAAAGAATGGTTCAACTTCAGCAGGATTTATAGAGTTCTTTGAAGATAGTGATAATGGTACAAATAAAGTGACAGTTATAGGACCTGCTTCTACAGCAGACGTTACGTTAACATTACCAAATGCAACAGGTACTATAGCTACAGGTGCAGATGCAACTGCTTTAGCTATTGCTCTTGGTTGATTTAAAATAAGGAAAAAGAAATGGCAAATACATTTAGATTAATAAACAATGCAGTGATGCCTAGTAGTGCAGGTACAGGTGATGCATTGTATACAGTAGGTTCAAGTAAAACTTCTGTTGTATTAGGATTAACATTATCTAATGTGCATACAGCACAAGTTACTACTACTGTTACAATTATAGATAGCAGTGCTTCTATTACATCAACCTTAATAAAAGATGCACCCATACCTGTAGGTGGCTCTTTAGAAATTATGGCAGGAAATAAAATAGTGCTAGAAACAACAGACGTAATAAAAGTAGATTGTTCAATAGCTGATAAAGT